TGGTAATGGCTGATCGATTGACCAACCATTTTTACACCATCCTGATACATCAACATTACGTACATGAATAACCTTAGAGCCTCTGTAAAGTGGTACTCTTTTATTACTCATATATAACCCCTATTACTTAACTACAGGAACGTTTGTAATTCCTGAAATCTGATAGGCACTATCAGGGTTAGCAATGTAATATGAAAGAATCCACTCAATATCAAACTCAGTACCAACCGACTCTTTTACAGGCTCGAAAGCTTGAAGAGGTTTAGCCTGAATACCAGTTACACCATTAGATTCAAATGCACATACATAGATAGAAGTAGTTGTATTAGCTTCTGTGAAATCAAGGATCTGAGAACCATCTGTAGCTTCACCAGCCATTACTACTGGAATTCCTGCGAAGTAAAAGATAGGTGCACCAAATTGATCTGTAGCTTGACTAAGTTGATTAGAAAGAGCTGGATCATTAAGAGCATCAGAGAGACGTAGATACATCTCTTGTCCTACAAAGATCACCTTATTAGATCCTTTAGTCTTAACTACAGCTTCACGGAGTTTACCCAATGAAAGAGCCGTGTCACCTTGTACAAGTTGTTGATCACCACTAATACGAGTCTGGAGACCATCAAATTCAAGTGCATTAGATCCAGTATCACCTTTGAAGAAAGCAAGTGAAACTGTACGAGCCATTGATTTTACTTTCATTTCCATATCTGTTTTAAGACGATCATCACCATACATATCTCTAAGTGCACGGTCAATAGTAATCTTACCACCACCAATTTTGATTTCTTCAGTACTTGTATTAACAACACCAGAACTAGTAGCAAATGGTGTATTAATTGCACGGAAATCAGTATCAGGAAGTGTTCCCTCAGCATTATAAGAATATACCGACCCTACAATATTTGTAAATGATAGATAGTTCAATACTGGTGCATTGTCCATAAATGTTTGAATCACACCCGCTCTGAGTGGTTCACGAGTTGTTTTTTTGTATTCTGCTAATGTCATAGCCATAATTAATATCCTTTGTGATATTGTTTTGTATTATATTTGTAATAGTATTTTGTATAAGTCTTGTTACTGTTACACAATAGAGACTCAATCTCATGTTTTGTGTGTGCCTCAATCACATAACTATTTATACGGTTGTTGTGTTCTTAAATATCTAATGAATCAAAAGCCATATCAAAAGCTTCATTAGCTGATAGGTTAGATACATCTACTACTTTAGCTGATGCTTTAACACCGCCTGTAGTCCCTGTACCAGCTTCACCTACAACATCATTAGGGTTCATTGTTCTAATCTGTTCAATAACTTCATCACCTTCATATAGAGCACCATTAACTTTGAGAGTGCGTACACCATCTTCATTAATAGAGAGTGATCCGTCTGTGATATATTCATTAGTCATCAATCCACCCAAACGAGCACCGAACATTGTACTCATATCAGTAGATACATTATCTTTAATAGATTGAATACGCTGTGCTGATTTCGCTTCATTGAGTGCTTTAGTATCAGCTTCTTTATCAAGTTCGATCTTGTTAAATTTGCCTTGAAGGATCTCAAAATCTTGTTCTAGTTTCGACTTCTCAGTATTAACAGTGGTTGTCTTAGACTCTAGATCAGTCACTTTAGCAATAGCTTCATCTCGATCTTTATTAGATAATCTCAATTTAGCCTCTACGTCATCGAATGATTTTACACTTTCTTTTACTTCACTAAGAATCTCTTTTCCTTCATCTGAAGTCTCTAGAAATTCATATACTTTCTTCCAATTCATTTAACCCTCTACGGTTCGTTTGTTGTAAATAATGTTTGTGGTATCATCTTAGGATTCTTATGGAGATCTACACCTTGTTTAGCTAACCCTGTTTGATAGGTCTTTGCTGATTGTGCGTTACCAACACCAATTATATTACCACGTTCTTTATCACCAATATTAGAAAGGTATTTGTTAGCTCTCTTCTGAGAATATTGCGGTTTTCTTTTAATATCAGTATCACCAGCCATTATATAGTTCTTTTGACATAAACAATTAGGGTGAGCTGGTATAGGAGCACTAGCATCTTTAGGATACACACCCTCACCTATACCGTATAAATCAGCATCTGCATAAAAATCACAGATATCAGTTCTAGGATGTGCTGAAGATAGAACCCATTCAAAACCTACTATATCGTCATCTTCATACATAGCTCTTTGAAAACTCATCTCATATGATCGTGCAATCTCAGTTCTGGCAATCCGTTTGTTAAGATAGCTAACCTTAGATTGTACCGCCCTGTCTACAGCTTTATCTATTAGTGCTGTCTTATCCGACCTCATAACATTAATAACATTCTGATATGACTTCTGTAGAGCCTTGTTAGATCTCTCATTGAATGATAATTTACTTACTTGTCTCTGTAGCTTATTCAATTCTTTTTCTACTGCGGGTGTTAGTCCTATCTTCTTGAACTCTGCAATTGCTTTAGTCATAGAATCAGGAATCCTATCTAATGATGAGAATCCCTTCTTCTTAATCTCTGAGAATACAGTTTCTACACTGGTAGCCTTTTTAGCCTGATCTCTTAAAACCTCTTTAACAGCTCTTTGTGCATCTTTAGAGTGTAACCTATCACTAAGTGACAACCCACCCACAAATTGAGTATTTAAGAAGTATTCAGAAGCTAATGCACTATCCACAGCTATAGTTGTTTTCTCTACAGCACTTTCAGCCACATCACCCAGCACTTTACTATAGAGAGATTCCATATTTTGAGTGTATGATACATCAATGAATGCAGTATCTACAGCTTTAGCTATAGTCATACCCTTATTAATATTCTTAGTAATCTCTTTATTCAACACAGCATATAGTTTATCTGCTTCACTCTCAAATACACCGAATGCTGTTTGTAATAGTGTTGTTCTTCCACGTGGCATATTGTTTACTCTAATCCGTTATTAGCAAGTATTTTGCTGTTGTCGATCTCTGATAATAGTATTGATGTTGTACTGTCATCACCATATATTTCACTTACAATACTTTTTAGAATAGCTTTCGTATTATCAGCTAGTCCACGTTCTTCCATGATGATCAATTCTTCATTGAGTTCTGATAGTGTAACTTTAGGTTTAGGAGAGAAACTATCTTTATATTTGGTATTAGCTACAAATGAACCACCACCCATATATAGTTTATACTCTTCTACTCTCCAATTATCCACAGCCTTTAGAATCATTGTTGTGTGTAATAGAGCATCATTGATAGGTGTAAAGCTAAACTCTTTACTATATCCACTTTCAGGACTACCCAAACGAGTTACAGATACACCGCCCTCACTCATCATTTGATGTAAGTTCTCTAGCTTCTGGTTAATACGTGCTATCTGTACTGTAACCTTATTAGCATCTGGTGATACAACACCAACTGATGCACCATCAGTACCGTCAATTTGTAACATATTATCTACACCGTAACGTATACCATCCACAATACCAGTAGTCCATAAATAGTCGTGTGCTTGCTTCTCAATAACCCAATCAAGTTTAGATTCAGCACTATAGATATTCAGGTTCATAGATGCAATGGAATATGATTTAGGTTTAGGAAGATAATCATATACACTAGTACGAGCACCAGCAAATACAGCTAGAATCGGTATATGTGATATAGCTTTTACTTCTGGTTCATTCCACTTTTGACCGTCATCACTGGTATATATCCGTACTTCATTAGTAGACCATTCATTCATGATAAATGTACCATTAGGTAGTTCATTGATGAATGTTATTTCAATTAGATTACCATCAATATCAGTATTATACCCTTGTACAGATTCAGCATATTGTATATACTCCTTAGGTACAGTATCACCCTCTCGTTTATCCATTACTAAAAATGCTACCTCATCACGGTAAACACCAGCCATTAGATTCTGTGAACTCTCATTCTTAGAAGTACCAGCACCGTTAACATCTTTAACATAATCTAGGTATGGATGGTTCTCTATAACCTTACCACCTAGTCCAGCAGTTACAAAAGTTTGTGGTGGTAGCTTGAATACTGCCTGATATTTAGCATCAATATAATTTCTAAAGTTATTAGTGTATTCACTAGACCTCACCCGTGTTTTATAGAAGTTCTCAGTTGGATTCGGGATAAGATAAGAGTACACATCTTCATTAGTACACAATGTTAAATTACCTAATGACATTGTACTCAGTTTAGTTTTACCAGTTCCTGTCTTACCACTAACACCACCTGAACCTTCATACATATCTTTTAAGAATCTATAAGATGATACATCTCGATAGTCTATAAAGATCTCTTGTGTTTCTGGCATTGGTGCATTAACTGGTGCTGATCGTGCACCAGTAGCGTGTGAAGGTAGTGTATTGAAATCCTGTTCAATATCTAATTCTATTTGTTCACTCATTTATATTATTCCTTTGTATGGTTTATACCACGTTTAGCCATTGGAGCGGTTGCATATCTTATAGCATCCCAACCATGATTATATTTGTCTATGATTATAGGTAAGACCTCATCTGTCATAGGGTCTATTTTACGTTTATAATTCTCAGCTTCTTCTATCATCTCTGTTAGGCTGGTGTGTATGATTATCTCATCAAATGACCTTAGATAGCGTATACCCTGTTTAATAGATCCTGCACCCTTATAAGCTCTACGAACATCAAAGCCGTCTTTCTTAAGATATTTACGTGCAAATCCTTCATTATGATCAGTCCATATAGTATATTCATTAGTTGTTGGGCACGTCTCTCTTAACCACATAGGTAAATCGTTTGTGTCCGCATCATATATGAAAGAAGCTTTATCTATATAGAGTTTGTTCTTGTTAACAAAACATCTCACTATCACTGTTGGATCACCTTGTGCACCAGAACCCCAATCAAGGCCATGATAGAACACAACACGGTTTTCATCTGGTGATTTGAAGTTTTGTACTACCCATTTACCTTTGAATATTTGAGCGTGTGAATGCTGTTCACATTGACCTAACCACACATGATTATAAAGATCTATATCAGTGTTCTGTGCGTGTATTCGGATTTCATCTAGAGCTTTCGGAAACCATGGATTGTCTTGATAATTCATTTCAATTATCAAAGAATTCTCTGGTGGTTCCTGAACACAAAACATATTATGAATACAATCTTTTTCGTGTCTAGGATTGTATGTTATCCATATCTCTGAATCTTGAAACATTCCTGAAACTTTCTCACCACGGATAGTAGGATCTAAATCTTCCCACGACTTTTTAGTGATAGCTTCACCCTCTTCAATCCAGCATATATTAATACCTTCCAGAGACTTGATACCGCGTGTGTTTTGCCATAATCCAGCAAATATGAATTGAGTACCATTAATGCCTGTAATAGAGTGATCTGTAATCCTGTAGAAATCTTCTAAACCCATGTTGTATATCTGGTCACACAGTAACTTATGCACAGACTGTTTAATGTTGTTCTGAATCTCTCTTACACACAAAATCCTTAATGGTTCATCCCTACCCAGCAACAACAACATTCTAGCTACAGTCCACGATTTACCAGAACCACGACCACCGTATACAACCTTGTAACGTGCTCTATATGTAGCCAACATCTTTAACTTCTTAGGAAGTGATATTATTCCCACGAGATAACCGTTTTACTATCTTTAACTTCACCTGTTGCTGTACCATCATTATTATACAGCCCTAATAGCTTACTTAGTTCTTGCTGTACAGATAGTGCATCCTTAACTTTTCCACGCTCCACACACGATCTGTATAGCCGTGTCAATCTGGTTACAGCTTGCGTTCTTTCATATTCAAAATCTTCTCTAAGATCTTCATGAAATTGTATCTTGGCTTTACGAATAACATTACGGATTGCACTCTCTTTAATATCCCAGTATGTGCTATCAGTCCAGTTTGCTTTATCTGTTACATAATTTATAATTTCAGGTGTTGACCATCCAGCCATTAACCACTTCTGAATCTGAAACATTCTTAGAGCAAATTTACTTTCATTTGCTTTATCTTCTTTAGGCATAATTAACCCCACTTTAATTATTATTGTCACTACTATTAGAAAGACATTCCATAATAAATATCGACCATGAGACTTTATATAAATAGTATTGAGGGTTATATTTAACAAAGGAATATACAGTGATAAAACTGACAAAAGAAGTACGTGATAGATTCGATGAATTAGCACGAGAGTACAGAACAGAAGAAACTACAGATAGAAGACGTGGAAAGATATTGATGATTATATCTGACACCTACAGAAACACTAAACTAAAAGAATCTAAAACGATTGTCCCACGTGATCAAGATGACTACTGGCAGTGGTTCTATTATAAGATCATATACGCTCTGAATAAGTGGAAAGATAACGGTAGTGCATCATTCACAACCTTTTTAGGTATCTGTTTAGTAGGTGTACGCCAAACGTATCTGAATAATGATTATAAGAAGCTGAAGGTGAATCTATATAAGAAATACGATAATAGACCAGTACAGATAGTTCATTCTGCGTGTATGGACTATGACAAGGACTATCTAGAAGATATATATCCTGAACGTGAATGGTCACTTGTTAAAAAATCTGTGATGAAATAAAAAAATGGCAACATATTTAATTATATGTTGCCTTTTTCTGTACCATAAAGTATTTTGAGGGTTACTGATTTATATAGTATACACCAGTGATAAATTGATCAACTAACCCTTTATAGTATTGACTTGCTCTACGTTTGTAATGTATCTCTGATAAATCTTCTGTTGGTGACGATCTCTCTATAGTTAATGCAATATCTACAGAGGGTATTTTTAACATATTCCGTACAGATTCCATAGGGTATGCAGAAAGTACTATAGTATTACCATCTACAACTTCAAATCCATACGCCCATCGATTCAACGGGTCTACCATCCATCCTTGTGCATTCTGTACATACTTATAACCCATTGATGTACCATATCTTATAAAATAATCTTGATCCCATGTATACGGTAAATCACCAGTTTCTTCTATTACCTTGTCAAGTGCCTTATCCATTGCTAATAACGTCTCACACGCCTCTGTGACAATAGATTTATGATACCATATGACCATTGATGGTATTGCTGTTGTAGCTAGTATCATGATGATAGCCATAACTACAATTAATTCAAGTAACGTGAACCCCTGTTCATTTTTCATTACTACTACCTTTCTATATAGTAAAAGGGTGCACCATTACAGTACACCCAGTTCAAAGGGAATTATTAGTGTATAGTTACATTATCACCCACGAGTAGACCATCATATATAGGCGGTGCAAAGAATTTATATGAATGACCTTCACGCCCTGCTAAAGGTGGGATAACATCAAAGTAAATCAAATCTGTTACAGTTAATCCACCAAATTCACGTTTAGGAGTAGCCACAAACCAAGTATTAGCCACGTCCCACGTAAAACTATAATCTTTAGATCCATCTAATAGTAAATCAGTACCACCACACCCTTTAAATATCTGTGCCTCTGTTAGTGTAGTAATATCTTTTCCATCCATCAATAATGACTCTATACCAACCTTAAATGAACTCATTGATGATTGAGCATTACTAATACGAGCTTTGACCATAAACTTACTGTAACTAGCAATAGATGCTGTTGCAAGTATCCCTAAAATAACTACTACTACAATCAGTTCAACTAATGTGAAACCAGACTGTGACCGCATCCGACGTTCTTTATTCTCTCTAAGAATCTGTAATTCTTTCTGTTCTTGAGACTGAGAATGTACTACTGTTGCTGGTGTTTCTTTTCTTGAAGTCATAAACTTCTCCCTATTGTTTATATTACTAATTGAGTATAATCCCTTATCGTACCCATAGTGATAATATAGATTGTGGTCACTCGGTGGTGTAACCACAATCAAAACTTTTTATTAGTCTTTCATCAACTCACTAATATGATGGTTTACACATTCACTGAGACCTTCGACAGAAACACACCCACCCATTGAATCATCAATCTCTTTTGTTATGATAGCGATTTCTGTAACGATATCACAGATTTCTTTGTAACGTGCTTTAAACTCTTTAACAGAATCAGCAGATTCATCAACATCAATCAACGACTTTAGCACATTGATACGAACATTTGAAAGTGTACTACCTTTTGATGATATCACATCTGAAACGAGTTTCATCATTAATTCTTCTGATACTTTAACTACTTGTACATCCATTGTCTAACACCCTTTGTTTACTGTATGAGTATACAATAATGTATACTCATATTGATAAACTGTATAGTGAAGGTGTACCAGCATGTGCAAGCTAAACAGCAATTACACACACACGGGAACACCCACAGGGGTATTTTTACGCTATAGCTACATTTCCTACCATTGTAGCTGATTGATAACCGTATTTCTTTTGAATCGTTTTAAAGTTAGTACCGCGCTTTTTCTTTTGTACTGTACCTTCTGGAGCCTTGTACCACTTCTTCTTGCTTTTTGACCACTTAAAACCGTTCTCTTTAATGATATCTTTGAATGAAAACGTATTACCAGACAACCAGACCCATGTACCAGTAAGTTCAACAGTTACACCATCCATACCTTTTACAAACTCATTAGCGTTGATAAAGTCTTTAAGAGCGTTTGACTCTTCTTTTGCATCCTTAGTAGTATACGCAAATGTTCCACGTAAAAGAGACTCGTACTGTGATTGCATCTTGATAAACTCAACAGCATTACCAGAAGCTTTATCTGGATGAAGTTCGATACACCATTTACGAAAAATCTTTTTTGCTTCTTCTTTTGTCATTTCTTTTGAAAAGTAAATCATCACATACCCCTATGTTTTGTTTAGTGTTGTTAGTGTCTCTCACTCTCAACACTAATAATATATATTATGACATAAGGGTGTGCAAACTATTTTAATTTAATTTCTTCAAATTTTTCTGAGAATCCTGCACAATCCATAGTGTATATTTTCCGTTTAGCTCCTATTAACACTGATATTGTAATACGTCCATTTTGCTTTAATATATCAATTGTGCTTTTATCTACTACTACACCTATAGCTATACCTAACTGCATAGTGTTGATTGATGTTACAGGATGAACAGTACCATGTTTGTCTTTGATTTTAATTACTACATTTCCAGATATAATAGAATTATTCAGAATTATATTTACTGGTGATATTTCCGAATCTGGTGATATTACTACTACACACCCTTCACCGTATTCAGAAAAACCAGTATCCGCTACAAACAATTGAGACATACCAGTGTTATCACCAAAATCATCAGTGATGGGATGTATTTCCATTAATGCACCAGTAGCAACAACAACAGCAATAAACAATACTAACAACAATACTTTTTTCATTTTTCATTCCTTTGAAAATTTGATTTTACCATAAAATATATTATGGCATTTGAATACAGGATATTTATTTTTACACTGACCGAAAAACACCATCGAGAGTACGAGTACACTCTATAGTAAAAGGTCGCTTTCTGGTTCCAGTTGTGATACGTTTTAAATAGTATAGAGTAGTTTCATAGCCTCTAGAAATATGCAATTGCTTCAGCATTGGTTGGTGATCCATCGTAGATGTTCGTGCAATGGTAAATGTTTCACCTTCAAATGCTTTACCCTCTATAGTGAATACAGTAGTTTCTTCTTCTTTCAATGACTTCTTTGTAGTCACTTTAGCATTAGCTCTAATATCTGCAAGCTTTTTACGAGAATCGAATAGCTTATTCTCTCTGTATGCTTCAATTTCATCATGTTCAAATTTACATTCAGTATCAAACGTTACCACCTTTTTAATACTAACTACTTCACCATCGCCTCTACAAATCATATCAACAGTTGTGAACGAACAAAACACGAACAATACAACAGAATCTTTCTTGATCTCAGTATTACTAGCTAGCTTCTCGTTATCATCAAACATATAAGAATTAGCACCTATAACTTTAGTTGATTCACCTTTTAGGTATTTCATCAACTCACTAGCCTTTTTAAATTCTAAATCATTTACACTGTACATCACAACCCCCGTTGTTAGTTTGTCACTCTCTGAACACTAATAATATATATCATGGTATCAGAGAGTGCAAATTTATTTTAATTTCTTTTTATCAAATATCATTTTCACGTTGTTCTTCTTCAGAGTCATATACACCACATCTACATGGGTATGACTCAATATATGCCACTTATTTTTTTCTGGTCTCCATACATATTTCAATAACTGATTAGCCTTTAGCACATACCGTATCTCACTCTTAGATATTTTACACTCAGTGACCATATCAACACCAAACAATTCACCGTATTTCTGTTCATGGTAATGTTTGATAGCTATACATTTCTCTTCTAGTGTTGGTTCTCGTTTGGTTCTGCTGGTTGGTAATGATTTACTTACCGAACGCTTAACAACCAATACATTCACAGCGGTTCTAACCTTAGATTTCAACAGCTGTTTACGTTTAGGATTAATACTTTTATTGATAACCTTTTTAACGTTAACACCCCAGCCAGCATTTTTTGCTGTAGTACTTCTATTGTAATGATTCATACATACGTCCCTTATATTTCATCATGAAATCAATATCAAGGATATTACAACATATATCGGACAGGTTAGAAAATACTAACCACTGAACATATGACATTAGACCACTATACCAATCAGCACCAGAACCAGACTGTATATAATAATCTGCTAATCTGTCAGTAATACGGTGTGTAGTACCATGTAATAGATTAATTATTGTGGCAGTTTCAGAACAATTTAAACCACGTCCATGAAGTATCTGGTACTCATCGTTGTATTCTAGCTTATCAGCATCTACAAAGGTGATAGTATTAACAGCATGAAACAATTCTTTCTGTACAAGTATATATGCCTTGAATGTGTCACTATATGGTTTGAAATCACTACCAGATACTTCTATTTGCTTCATAATGTCTACAATGTTTTCAATTGCTACTCTACAGGTTGTGTGATTCTTAGTCACAGCTACCAGTTTATCCTTGTTTAGCATCATACATATACCCCTCAGTATAAAAAAATGGTGTTGACTTTATCTATCAACACCATCAATATAATTAATGTATTCCTATAGTGGGAACTTTTTACATTATATTTCTTCATTTATAATAATATTAGTTCGTGTATCTCTTCTTGTTTTCTCTACTGTTGCTATTACTACTACTCCTGCTAATACTATAATCATTTTTGGTTCTTCCTTTGCTCGTTCTGTTCGTCTGTGATCGTCTGATGACATTTTTTACACAATAGCTGTAACTCACTCATATGACACCAGAGCCTATGCCAGAACTCATCAAAGGTGTATTCTGTATAGTGTTTGCCTATTTCTATTACTTCAATTGTATGATGGGCTTCTACTTGTGTGGGTGAAAAGTCCTTACCGCATATGTCACAGTCGTATCGAACTCCGTTTCTTGCTCCACGTTTCTTAGATTTCTTTGTTTTCTTGAATGCCTTGACATATTCAGATCTTGAAAATGTCTGTCGCATAGCCTGTAATAGCTTATACCACTCTGAATTGAGTATCCACGGTTCGTTATTTTCCATTATTATCTCCTAGCATTATTAATAGCTCTGTTTATCTCTTCAGTTGAGAATGAATCTTGGTACATCTTGAGAGTTATAGCATCTAATGTATCTTGGTCACCACATGCTACAGCAACTGCAATAGCTACGAACGAAAGGTGCCCCATTCCATTAGGTGATATTCCTGCTTCAAGATAGTCTAAGACCTTCCTGTTATTAGCTACAGATGGTTTACGTACAGGACGATCAGCAAATGCCCGTTCCTTAGCTTCCCTACGTGACTTCTTAATAGCTTCCCTCTTCTCCCATTTAGACTTCTCCTTCATGATCTCATCTCGGTAGTCTTCGAAGTCGAATATCTTACCTATATGATAATCAAATTTATAATTATCTAAGGTCTTACAGTTGGGTGAATATTGTCCTGCGACCTTAATTGTCGCTGGATCATTCCACTTAAACTTCTTTTTCATCCAAGTTTTATAATACTTACTTCGAAGTGTGTCAACAGTAATAGGAGTTTTAATAGGGACTATAATTCTATACTTATTCTTAGCTTCTGTGTTACTAAAACTTGTGTATCTGAAATGAGTAAACTCAAATTTGAAATCATCCCAATGTAATCCATCATCTATATCCAATATAAGGACTGTCATACATTCTGCATTATCTTGTATTGTATATGATTCACCGTTTTCATCATAATAGAATGCGAAGGGCATCAAATATGGAGCGGAATTCTTCGTGTCTGATATGATTGGATTAGATATCAATTCAATTACATCATCGTAATCTAAATCAATCTCGTTATCTAACGTGATATTTCTATCATATTGTGTTTTTGTTATAGTAAATATCACTGTTTATCACCGACTGTAATTGATTCTGCTTCGATTTTATTCCAAACGAATCGAGGTAAAGCGATACCGCTCCATTTGTTATTGTTAGTATTACGGTACTTACAATTGTTGTCTTTGATATACTCTTTGATTTTATCCTTAGATACGTCGAACCCAACATTACACATTGCTCCGTAGGTAATATACTTTACGTCACGGTCGAGATCCACATCAAAATAATCTTTAACATCGTCAAGGCAATTACGTTTCCGTGTATCATGACCTTTGAGTGTACGTGTTGATAGTTTATTATCTACAAGAGACTGTTCTAACTCTTTATTCTTACGAACAGCTATAAGCGACATTTCAAGTTGAGCTTCAAGGTCTAACACTGGTGCTTGAACTTTCATATCTATCCATTCGTGGATAATCTTCTGACGGAGTTTCACGTTGTATCCTGAAGCGAGAATTAATGATTGCTCTTCATCAAGATTGAACATAGGTAACTCTTTACCGTTGATACCAATATAGTAGCCCCCAAATTTGGGGGCATCTATTTCAAGCTCTTCAAGTTGCTTTTTAATATCACGTATAACGTGATCGTGTCGTTTACCTGTAATATCTGCAATCTTCAAAGAACTCATTGCGTTAGTCGCCACTGTAATTTCATTTTTCATCTTTATATCCTTCTGCCTCATCGGGTAATGTATGTGGGAGCCGAAGCCCCAATTATTACTCTGTTATTAACAATACGTACTGATCACCTGAGTGACCACATTCGAACTTGTAACCCTGATCCATCATTGAGTTAACAACGAGGTCTGTACCTTTACTATATTCTATCATATTCTCTCCATATTTCAGAGGTTATAATCATTACTCTAAACCATTATCTGTTACTGTTACTATAAACTCTTCTGAACATTCCCCTACATCAACAGTGAACGATTTAATATCTACTGCTATAAGTTCTCCTATATAGTCATATAGTTCATCTATATCAAAGGCAACGTATTTATCATTTGTTTTCATTATATTCTCGTTTCTAGTTGAGGTCTATATTCCAGACCTCAACTGTATTGGTGTGTAATTAGTTTAATTCATCAAAAAACGCATCGTCACTATCATCTTCAATAATAACCTCTTCATCCACATCTAAAACGTCATCAGCTACTTCTTCTGCTACAGCTTTCTTCAGTTTGCGATCTGGTTTATCAGTTGTTTTCTCTACACCAATTGTCACACCATCAATCAAATCAATAAGATCTGTATCAATATTGTCACCGTCGCGTGTTTGACCGAACCAGTACGGCAACTCTAGTTCACCATCTAGTGTGATATCATCTTGATTCTTTTTAGCCTTTGTGATACTACTGATAAAGTTATATTCATTACCTTTAGCACTTGTTTTAGTCTCTACATTAACTCTGAGTTGTTCACCTATTAATTCATAGAATTCATTTACAGATAGTTCAAACTTCTGAAGCATCTTATATATGTTAGACTTATCAAATCCTGATACTGTGAAATCTTTTTGAAGTTGTACAGCACCCTCATCAGATGGAATTTGGAAGATGTAACTGACTTTATCATTAGTTTTCTCTACACCTTCAAATGTTGTGACTTGATCAGGCATATATGTTATTCCAATACATAACGCGCTGTATAGATCATCTTCTAATACAATCTTCTTAGATCCTGCTGATTCGATGATAGTTGTAACTCTTGCACCAATTTTACTGAACTTGCTAATTGACTTTTTTTCCATTTTAAATCTTCTTTCGTTTGAGAGGAACACCCCTCGAATTATTATTATTAATACTACTAGTTATTGCTACACCCTTGAGTGTTAAATTCCTGCATTTGTTCGAATAACTCATCATCAGTCATTCGTTTTTTCGTTTTCATCCACTGTTTGTATTCACTACTATTAGATAGTTGATCTAGCTTCTTAAATGTTTTTTTTATCTTCCTTCTCTGTTTGTTAAACAGTGGAGATATTTGGTCAAACTTATCAATATATGAATGTTCAATACTTCCAACATCAGATTTTATACCATCCTCTATAATAATATATTCATATTCATTCTTATTCATCCACTGATACAAATCTTTATCTATATTATTTTTAGCTGATGTATCATGTTCTTTTGATCTTTGTTCTAAATTATATGTATTACCAACATATTTACACACGCCATCCATATCAAAAATCCCATACACTAATCTATCTTTACCATAATTATCCATTTATTAATCCTTTTTCTATGAGAAACTCTTTAAGAGGTTCAAGTGATAATTCAATTAATTTGTACATTGGTAATCCTGTATACTCTTTTAGAGATGCCAACTCATCTCTACTTGTGACTGTTACCGCAATTGTTGCTGTCTCATCTTTCATCTTTCCCTACTTTCTAAAAATAATACTTGATTTTCTTATACCCATAATATACAGTATTTTTTGTAGAAAGTCAAGAACTATTTTCATTTTCTTATTGACTTTCACAATCCCATATATAACTATTTATATAAATTCTTGCGCAGATGTTACAACTTTCTACACTTTTATGAAAATAGTTGTAATTCTGTTTTGGCATAAGGTATATTTGAATTGATACTCTTATAGTTGTAACTCAAATACCCAGAAATCCCAAAACAACCCTTCACACCCTTCACACCCTTATCAATGCTAGAGTTATGACGATATCATACCCTTAACATACCCTTAACAACCCTTAACATTTCTTACTATAACACACTATTATATTATATTATATAGAATTACCCGTTATAATATACACTATATTTACTGTTTTGTCAATACTGTTTTATTGTACAGTACTTTTAAAACTGTATAGCTGTTGATACTTTCTGTCTCATAGTCTGTACAGTTTTACTTTTAATAGTTTTATTATTATAATCAGAAGCTGAAGGTATGTATATTTCCTCATCTTCTACTATCACCTCAGATTCTATTACACTACCCATATCTTCTACTGCTACACTATACAATTCATTATCAGCAAAGAAGTGTCCATTCTTAAATATACCAGCCACTGTAGATGATATAGAGCAAAACATTTCTTTATAGTCTTCATTGATAGCTGGTACATCACAGTAAATAGAATTACGATATTTATCTGTAGAGTATTTCAACCCTAGAGCACTGACCATATTTTCAAGATCAGATACAAATTTATTATTACCTTTGGGTTTATGCCCATTACTTTGGGCAAACTTCATATACATCTCATATACAAAACTTCTTCTAACTCTAATAGTTTTAGATCCAGTAAATACTTCTTCATAGAATGAATGCTCTACTGTAGAGGTATAGTTACTGTTAAAGATCTTACTAATAGATATATCTTGCTCTTCAAAATCTATATAGCCTCTATCTAGATCTTCATCAATACTTTTCCACATTGACAACCAAGCTTCACCATCTGGTTGAAACTCCTCATAGTATTGATGATCTGTATTAAAGATATCGATATACTCATTCATCTTTTGCTTTAGAGGAAAGTCTACAAATCGTCTATTTCCTGTATTATCCTGAATGATCTTTCCTAGACTCTCATTATTACTACCGATAGCCATAGACTTCTTTTGTACAGTCACTGAACTGTTAGTACCCATTGGTCTATAAATCGTCTCTTCAGCAGTAACCCAGCTCTTCAGCTTGTCCATATCCATCTTCTTAGCGAATGGTAGTTCGTCTAATACCCAAATGAGTTTAGTTGAATCAATAGCGGCACTTCTTTCTTCAGAGATCTGTGAGAATTTAGCATCTTTCAGAACATGAGTATTAAAGGTATTCACTAGATGATTAATACTATATGTCTTTCCTGTACCTTGTGCACCTGTAAATACTATCATTAGTTGATATATAGTAGATCTATTCAATGCTCTACGCTTCACACACCACATCCAGTGTCTAAGTATCTTACAATATCCTACCCACTGACTTTCATCACCTATCACAGCCTTAACGAACTCTAATACATAATCTACAGCAGGTTCTTCATATACTAAATCTTTCATGAGTAAATCTAATTCAGCATCAGCTTTAGTAGTTAAATATTCATCCATTGCACGACTTATATCAACCTCATATGGTATCTTCTTCTTCTCAGTTGCTAGATGTGACATATATGTCTTAATGATGGAAGGAATATCACTCATTTGAATAGGTGCACCCTCTTTAACTTGATCATATAACCGTGCATATCTATCATTAAAGTGATAGTTCTTCATAGGGAACTCATCAATGATATAGATATTTGTTGAATCATCAATTCTAATGTATGAGAAAAAACCATCTAGAACGTCACTAGACCCTATCCACTCTGTTTCACCTTCACCATCACCATCACCCTCTTCTTTTAGCTTCTTAGTAAGTAGATGTTGAATGATTACGTTGATATGATCAGATATAAATTGTTTATCTCCTGTATGCTTCTTCTGTAGATCACTAGCAAAATCAAATTTGTCTAGTGCTGTCTGCTTTCTACCGTAATAGATTCGTACTGAATCAATATCTACTACTCTACCATCGTCATCTTTAGTAGGGAATTTAGATGTTTTCCAGTTGATTTCGCTGTAAACCTCATTACATATAAGGATTACTTTTTCTTTATCGCCTTTTGATAATGCCATACTATACCGCTCTTTCGTTAATAATTGACCATTGAGACCAAAAAGATCCAGTCTATTGTGAGGATGTGGTGGTCAAACCATGTGAGCACGAAAGACACCCACCATCCCCAGAATACACTGGATCATAAAATTTTAAATTGTTGTTTTTCGTATTGTACTTCTATATGGTTGACTAGACCACATTGACATATTTTTAAAATTGGTGGGTCGGTAACAATGTCATTTAAAAGGACTGTTACCGACCCGAAGGAACCGCTATGTCAAACGGTTGTCTTGCTTATAATGGTATTTATATAACTTTCCAGAATGCCTCTCTGGATTTAGGTATAATATGACCACTTTTTGAAAATTATTTTATGTTGTAACTCTAGGAATATCTGGGAGATATGGAGAAGATATAACTGATTTGAAAATAATTTCTAGAATGTACGATTTTAAAAGAAAAAAGGATCTGTACCAAGGAGTTAGTACAGATCCTAATTAGGCTACGCCAGCAACCCTAACTATATGTACCCCATAATATACATTAATTATTTGTAAAAGTCAAGAGGAAAGTGTGAAATTTATGTTTTTATATTGAAATTTGGCTTAATCTCAGTGTATTGTAGAATCTCAGATTGAGAATTTATATAAATATTGGTGTGATAAGAAATTAATCAATAGCAAAAGAGGCTAAAATGAGAAATGCAATGTACAGAGTTAAACATACTGGAAATGACAGTGACACTATAGATATCGATACTCTAGAACTTAACTGGTGTGAGTGTATTCCAAAATCATCACCACCTTATAAGTTTGAAGGGTTTACAGATGTATGCACGTGCTACTGGACTGAATACAAATCTAGACTAATCAAGAATGGTGCTGAACGTGTATTTGATAATATTACTGGTGAAGTTATTGCTTTTAGTGGTATTGTATTGGAGTTGATCTAATGAAATATAAAGAAATTGAGATTCCTATTTATGGTGGATCTGTTATGTTATATTCTGGAAAAGTAGATGATTGTAATATTCACTTTTATAAAACAAACAATACAGACCATAAAGATATTATATCAAATGGTTATTATGGTGTATGTATGACATTGAATACTGGTGTAGAAATGATATGGATTAATTCTCATAATGATTATAATACAGTATCTCATGAGATCACACATCTAGTTAAAAACATATTACTTGTTAGGTGTGGTATGATTCATACATCAGACAGCACTGAAGCATGGGCATACCTTACAGGATGGATTACAGAACAATGGTTTTCTAAAGATGGTTGGAAGTCATACACAAGAACAGAATTAAAAAAGATGAGAAAGAAGAAAACAAATCCATAAAATATATCATGGTTCTGTGAGATGCAAACAAAAAAGGTCAACTAACTTAATTGCTAGTTGACCTTTTTTGACATTATCACTGTTGAACACATATCATAGATTCGTCAGAGGTGTGTGATAATGTCAATAGATGTAGATCACCTTCTTTCCACTTATAGCATAATCATTAAACAATCTAGTTTCATTTTTCATTGTTGATACCGCCTATGTGAATAGTCATCTACTACTTATTACACTAATATTAGAATAACCTTAATTCTTTTTATGTGTATTTTTCTCTAGATCAGCTATTCTACTATCCATCTGATTCAATCTATATTCTATACCACCGACTTTAACAACTAATACACTAGTATTTTTATCAATCTTATGTATATTATCTGCTATCTTCTCTATCTTATTTATCTGGACACTGGTAGCAGTTGTATCATTACCAGCAACAGCAGTGCCACCAAATACACCAACCAACATTGTCGTTAGTCCAATTATGATATTTTTCATAATTTCTCCATTCCCTGTTGAGTTTTCACTCATTATTATTTACTCCTATTAAACATTAAACCGTGGTAACACCAACTATCATTTTTATTAGTTTTAGTACCATACCATGTACCAAGCTCGTTACGTGTATCAAAATGAAATGAATAAGCTTCACCATTCCAATATACTCCAATACCTCTAAAACCAACAGAGACCCCGTATAGAGCCACTTTAACAGCTTCGGTATGTGATATATCATCCATCACATAAAAGTCTACAGCACACCCCTCTAAATGAGTTCTAGAGGTATGATTACCAGATGTCAACCCGTTATGTATTAATTTAATAGGTTTATCAACTAAAGATCTAACTCTATCTAGATATTTTATTGTCAAGTATGCTACATCTTCAATATGTGCACCAGTAGCAATAACTTCATTACTAGTGAAATGTGTGATATAATCAAAGTCTGTATATTTCATTAGTTCCTCCTACAATAAGAGGTATGATATACCTCTTTGATGAATTACCAGAACAACATTATATTAGTGATAGCTACAGCACCATCGTCATAAATTGTATCTACTGAGAATAGATTATATACACCTGCTAAAACTGGAATCTCCACAAATACATCCATCCCAGTTAACAGAACCTTAACAGAACCATCAACACTAGATACAAATCCACGACAACTTGCACCATCAGATTTACCACCTAGACCTTCAGTAGCTGTTGTAGCTGTTGGGAAATTTACCGCAACAATACTTTTACCTGTTCCATCTCTTCCATTTTCTTTACTCATTTTTGTTACCTTTTCACTTTATCATTAGTTATATTACTACTATTATTTTGAATAGGTTTACAGATATAAACCTTGTTTTAGTTTAAAATTATTGTCAACTATAGACCCATTATAAGACCCTTTAGTGCTGTTAACATTAAAACTGTATACTGAGTCAATATTATAATCGTTCCAGTACACGTTATTTGTATCATAGAATGTAGTATTAGGATCTACATATCTAACTAACTGTGCTTGCTCCATAGGAGATACCCACGATGCCTTGTATGTTGCTGGGTCTGGATAGGTTGAATCTACACCTTGCTTATTCCAAGTAGCTCCGTTGATTGTACCGTCGTTACCATTACCAGAATGGTCGATTAAAGTAGCAGAACCAAAGTCACCGTTTTGTATATATGAGAATACTAAACCATCAACATTTGAAGTATAAGAGTATTGCGATATTTCACCAACCCAATATCTATTCTGAGCTACACCTATTTTAGTTGTAGAATTAATATACGCACCATCAAAATCGTTGATTGTACCTTGTGATACACTATTAATAATTAACTCAACAGAGCTACCACTAACTTTCAATTCAAACTCATCATAACCACCAGTAGGAGCTGTACCCAAAATAAACTCATAACTCGTAGCTAATGTGCGGTATTGAAACAAATAGATATTAGGTCCTGTGTCAAACCTTAGTTGAAACCCTGAACTATCATCACCAAAAATAGAACGGTCAGTAGACATATCATCAGTATATTTTGCTGTTACTTTATGAGTGCCATCTAATAATGAAGATGTCAATATACCAGTATCACAGTAATCATCTACACCATCAAACTTCAAAGCATCAGAACCCTTATAAAGCTCAAGGTCACCTATTACCACATCATTGACAGTCTTAGTATCAACTTGAAATGAATAGGTCACATCGGTATTAAATGGACTCCAGAAGGTATTTGATGTTAGGTATATAGGTTGAGCATCTTCTGTATAAGTTACAAATTGATTATCATCCATTACACCCCATGAATTTTTATAGTCGGTAGGAGTAGCGAATACTTCATCAAACACTATATTTCCATCGTAGTCATTAATATCACCAATTAAAACATTGTTAGCCATATATTTCCTCCTTATATTGCCATTTATATCCACCAGCTGTTTCCTGTAAACCTTTACAACTAGGAGATAATCCATCTTTAGACTTGGTTCTTTTAAAAAACTCTCTTATATTTTTCACACAACCACATACTGAACAAGTTTTATTCATCTGTAACCTCCACTGGTGTATACATCTCAACTACCTTATCAACAAACCACATCTTAAGTTCATCACTAGCTAAGTCAGTTGTTGGTATCTCTGAAGCACGCACAGTAATAGTATTACCGATGTACTCGTATTCACCTGTTAATACACCATCTTCAATGTACTCACAAGTAATAGCCATCTTAATCAATGGATCTTCAGCACTTAATGGTGTATGGGTGCTATCACCCATTCTAAAATCACTCATATGAACCTTAGCTATAACACCACCAAATAGAGTAGCGTGTGCTGTTAGTTCATCAATCTTTTCAATACTTTTAATCTTCATTTTTATCTCCTATTGAAGAGGGCTTTCACACCCTCTAGTTAATTATTATACAATTTTAAGTAACAGTGCAGAACCAGATGGTAATGTTGAAATCGGATTATTAATCACATTAACAGTTAAGACACACTGACCCGTAGATGATACAAAGGTATTCATTATGTCAAACCTATCATTACTCCATGGAGCCATTGTAGCGTTCAATGAAGCAACAACAACATCATTTACTGCAAATGAAGCATCTGGGATTGTTATGGAGTGAACACCGACTGCAAAACTCTGACCAGTTAAGTCGTGAGTTATTACTGGTTTTTTATACTCACTATTCACCTGTAGCTTCCAATCAGACCAAGTAGTGTCAGCCGTAGCATATCTTATGTAATCACCATTCTGAGCGTGAGCCGTTTGTGTAATCGGAATTGATGAATCACCCCAAGGAATGTTTGAATCTACCATACACAATGATGAACCAGAGATAGGAATACTCAGAACAGATTTAAGCTTTAGCTCGTTAACATATCCAAGACCATATTTAGCGTATAATTCAGCAGGAGTATCATTATCATTTCTAGTATCATATCTATTAATACGACCTGTTTTACTTTGATTAACCCACTCTTTAGTAGTCAGTGTCGTAGCTTCTGATGCATCAATCGCGGCAATAGTAGTAAGTGGAGCTATAATAGCATCAGCATTCCAAGATACAGATAATGTAGCTGTAGAACTAAATGGAACACCACCATTAGAGCCTTTGTGGATTTCTATAGCATCGTCTTCTAATTTAACATAACCATTCTCACCACCGCCAACAGGAGATGTGTTTGCAACAATAACACTAGAACCTGTTATGTTTACATTATCAACATCAGCACCTGTCGCTGGTCCAACTAAAATACCATTAGGCTCAACTTCAAGTTTCTCTAGGTTAGTTGTACCCGTACCAACACCATTAACAATATCCATCTTAGTATCAAGTTGTGCTTTAGTAACTGCATCTTGTGGATCGGTACCATCAGTTAAACTCTTAATCTGATTACCCGCAATATTACCCACTGCAAGAGTTTGTGCTAGATTAGGAGTGAATGAACCACCACCAGAAGCACCACCACTAATACCAATAGGATTACCCAAAAGATTAATAATGAATTCACCACTATCTGTACCGTTACCATCTGGATCTAAGAACTGCACACTTGCAAGTCCTTCAACTCTCCATGGAATACGAGCAATTAAGAACGCTGTTAATCTGAGTTCTTCTGGTACAACAAATACACTAGTACCATCTTCATCATAGTACATCTTTCTACCATCACCACCACCTGTGTTTTTGAGTCTTACAGGTAGATTAACAAATAGCTTACATTCACTTGTATCTTTATTAACAACACCAAATATTACAATGTTTCCTGTAGCTGAAGTGTCGCGTATATCACCTTCAATATTAGTGTAACCTAATGCATCAGTAAGATTAGTTAACTTAGTATAGCTTGGTAAACCACTAGTAGTACCATTAGCAACATATATTCCACTTGTATCAATTGATAAAGCAGGGAACTGATGTAAGTGTGTTTGATAGATCTCACCTGCAATTACATCTAAGGTCATAATATCATTAGTTACTGTAGCAGTAGGTGTAACACCTTTCCACCATTTAGGAGACTCTACACCCCAACGTTCTGTTAAGTATGATATTCTACCACGGCCATCATGTGCACGAGCTGAAGTAATACGTCTGTGAACATCAGCTCCATCAGTAGTAACACTTACATAGTCTCTGATAGATACATTAGCTACACTTGCAAAAGGCTTTGGTGGGTATCCTGTTGTTGTTTTAAGTACAGGTAGATCATTAGTTAGATCAATGTACACTGTTTGCGACTGTGGCATATCTACAGTACCTTGAATAAGCTCTATACGAGACGCACCATTAACACCTGTACCTGTACCACTTACAGTTGTTTCAAGTTCATATATATTTGCTTCTAATTGTATTGGTAAGTTTCTTGATGGGTCTGCTAAGTTTGATACATCCATGTATACAGAAGTACCATCAACAATAATGTTAGTTTGTTGCTTCTCAATGATACAGCCATCAAATTCAAATTGATAGTTATCACGACTCATATTAATACCAAGTACACCATTCACTGCATCTTTAACAAGTACAGCACCAATTATGATAGGTTGAGCAGGAAAATCAGGTCTAGTATTAGTTAAAGCACCTCTGATAATATCCATATAGAGTGGTACACTTAAATCTAGTGCTGTAGTATCTACACCTGTGATAAAACCCTGTTGCATGAACTCACATATTTCACCTGTTATAGCATCATTTGCGGCAACACCAAATACCCAATTCTCATTATAAGTATCTGATTTAGCTAGTTTAACACCGTATACTCCAGGCGATACAAGGTTAGATGCGTATAGTACTTGACCTTTTAGAATATCTTCTTCAGCTGTAAATCTACTGGACACAAATCTACCCATTTGTATTGGTAGTCCTGTATCAGTATGTGCTACCATTGTTTGTGCAAACTCATCATACCATAGACGACCCTCTAAATATGTAGGTGCGGGTGATTGAGGAATAAAATCAATGTATTCGGTTTGTTCGTCACCTAGATCAACAACTTTACCGTTGGCATCTAATCCTGCTTTTCTGGTACCTGTTCCCGCCAAATTAGAGATAGTTAAATCTCTAAATTCGGTGGTGCTTCCTTCAGCTGGAAATGTAGCGAAAAACTTACTTCTATCACCAGCACTAGCAGAGTAATATCCACTATGTTTAACAGCTATTTTATGATTAGGTTCGATATTGATAGTATCTTTAATAATAGCTAGTTGTTTCTCTTTGATAGTAGCCTCTCCACTAGCACTACTATCTGTTTCTACTCGAATTACATCTTTATTTTCTATTGCCATGTTTAATTACCCTCTATAATATTAGTGTCTTCCGTTCCACTCTCTACTATGTCAGTAGGTTGTGAACCAGTTTCATGTATTTCTGACCAACCACCACCACCAGTTATATCACCTCTCATTTGTGCTGTTATAACTACTACAGGTTTAGCACTGATACTAATAGATATATCTGTGATAATTCCTTTATGTTCTGAACCAGATGGTGCAATTGTTGGTATTTCTAATTGAATAGGTGATCCATGATCTAAACCTTGTTCTATATAGAAATCTAAACCCACTGTAAACGTTGCTGTATATCGTTCGTCTACTACTAGATTTTCACCCTCTTCTCGTACACCTTGCCATTCATACAACTTTAGTAGAAAATCAACAGCTCCGTCTTGATCTTTAATGAGTTTAACTTCACCCAGATCTGATGGAAATTCTGCAATTATATTGTAAGTTTGATATAGTTTAGATGCTAATTTCCAAAGCTTAGCGCTTAACTCAGCCTTGATAGATTCTATTCCTTCAATACCAGTTACGAACGTACTTTGATATGATGGTGCATCTACATTAGTGATAGATATCTCTTTTTGAAAATCACCCACTACATCATTATAGTTATACCTGATTTTACCTTGTGTGAATATGTCAGAATATTGTGTAGGATTAAATTTATATTTACCTTCAATATCTGAATATTTAATAACAGTACCGATATCTTCAGATATTGAAGGTATCAGCGGATACACTTTCTCTACACCATCATTACTAATAGTTCCCATAGACCACATTGTTCTATTAAGTTCATTCTTCATAGCTGTAGTATTCATATCACTAAAAGTCAGTTTCTGACCTTCTAATTCATACGTAGTTGCTAGACTAGGGTTATTAGTACCACCATTATTAGAACTATAATCAATCAATGATGACCATGTTGCTGTAGGATAATCTGAACCCCAACCATTTAAAGGTTTTTCAATGCCTTGAATCGTATAGTTTTGTAGTCTTAGAATATGATCATATAAAACATTAGCGTATATTATCTTATTAGCTCTACTAGAAGAATTATCAAAAGCTCTACCAACATATGAAAAAGCTGTTTTATCTGGTTCTGAATCATATTCTGCTGAAATCGCTAATTGCTTAGTAGTCCATTTACAATAACTAAGAGTACCAGAAACCCCAGTACCACGAGCACATAAGAATACAAAGAATTTAGATTGACTTGTTAATAGGAAATCATCAAGATCAAACTCTAATGACATCTTGTTTACGATCATAATTCCATTTGATTTATAACCTACAGTATTATTATCATAATAGTTGTATAGATTATCGTCATCAGTATAACCACCCTCTACACTTTCAGGAAATAGATTACTTAAGTACTTATATGTACCTCCTGCTGGTGCTGGATCTTCAGTATTACCAGTACCTCCGATATTTTCAGACCATTTACCACTAATAAAATTCCATCCACGATAATCATGCACCATCAAAAATACAGCTTTATCTGTTTGTGTATCATAACCACTTTGATTCTTAGATCTAATAGCTACATCACCAGTGAAGTACATTTTATTAGGTGACTTTTTAAAATCAGGCATACCACATTTATATACTAGTCCTGTTCTTTGAAATGTATTATCAGGAATTTGTGGTAGTATTGGTGATGTATCTGGTATAGTTCCACGAGTTATAGATAGTTCTGCAAATGAATCATAATCATTATCATATATAAATCGTTCACTCACTATAATATTTTCAGTTACAGGTGCATTGATAGACTCCATTTGAGCATATATACCATGTGATTGATATTGACTAGTACCAAAACACCAGAACTTTTTAAAGTCTTCTGGTAGATCCCCAACACTTAAACTATCTAAATCTGTACCGAAAGCGTGCTGTACTGGTGTATTAGCACCACCATCACTAAAATTCTTGAATGGTAGATATGTTTCACCTGTTTGTTTAACCTGAACCATTCTATCACCTGAATTTATAAAACCACCTTTATATGTAGGTGCTTCTTGGAATCCTTCACCCTCAGCATATAAATATGATTTTCCTGCATAACCATTTTCAGTATTAACCCATCCATCCATTTGTATATATTTGTCAACTTCTACAAACTTAATAATAGAATATTCTGAAGGGGAAGGTTCGTATGTACCATCTTTCCAAGGATCATAGACCACTCCTAATATCCCATCAGGGGTTACATTCTTAGTACCAGCTACACCATTACCTAATCGTATTGTAAGTGTACTATTAATTGAATTCACTTCAATAGTATTATGTGATGAAACCATAGTGAACAACTCACCAGAACCAGAACCATCTATTACAGATATATACGGGTCACCTTGTTGGTTGCTGTTATTGATAGAGTATATAAGAGATACATAATCATTTAACTGTTGAGTAGTAAGAGTTTTATTGATACACTTAATAATTATTCTATCAGATGTACTAATGTATACTTTCCAAAAATATGGAGTAGCACCATCTATGATATCATTAATACCGTTATCAACTGATATACCTTTAGTATATTGTACGTTATCAGATTTATCAGTAGATGTATCTCCTATAAACATTGGTTTATATATATCTGTATTGTATATCAATTCCGATGCTGGTGATTTATATCCCTTTGATACTGATTCTGTCTTGATATCGATATAATCAAAGTGTGGTGTCACTTTAGTGATAATACCAGTGTATAGTGAACCTCTAGTATTACTACCACTTTCATTAATATAGCTATACTCTATTGATATCTTCTGATTATATAGAGAGATTTCATTCTCTTTTAACCATTCTAATAGTCCGAAGTTGTTACTGAGTTTAATAGTTGAACCATTCAGTGATGCATAGTTCCCAGACCGCCTTACATCTACACTTTTAGCTATAGATGTAACCCAATTCTTAGATAGAACTCCTACTTTATATGGTTTATTATAAATAATTGCGTCTGACTCAGAATAGTTTAGATATCCATTATATATACCTACAGATGTATCAGTTGCTGTTACACCATTAAGCTTTATAGATACACCTATTGCTAGTGTTGAATTCATTATGATATTACTCCTGTTAATTGTAGCTTGAATGCTATTAGAAAATCATCACTATTTCTATGTGTTATTTTAATACTAGAATTTGATAGAGATACACTAAACTCAGTATTAGTATTGTATTGTTGTCCGAATGGTACAAATATTGCAGGAGATACTAAACTTATAGTGTTATCTCTCTGAGTTAGTAACATATTGAGCAACTTAACAGCACTGTTATAATTCACTTTGACACTAATAGTAGTCTCTTCTAGGTAGTTAACAACATTTCTATCTACACAGCTATAATTATTATGTAACTGTAAACCGCTCTGTATTTCGTTGTTATCCTGATTAAATGATGATTCAGGATATGGTAAGTCAACACCACCTAGTGACCATGATGTAGATGATTGATAACACACACCATTAATATCACTAGGTGTTAATGGTATGAAATCCCTTATGTTGTCATACGCTGGGATTATATCGATATCGTAATGGTTCACATATCCGTAAAGATCAACCATAGGTTT